CCTAAAGCGTTGGTAGAAATTATTGGTCTTGATAAGCTGGAGAAATGGAACCAGAAAGGTCTTCAACTCAGGAAACAAAAAGAAAAGTTCATGGCTCAACAGCAGCAGCAACAGCCACCACAACAGCAACAAGTAGCATCTGAAGCTCCTATGCAACAGCAGATGGGACAGCTTATGGATAGGGGTGGTGAGGTTGAAGGAGATTTTGATATTCCTATGTCTCAAGCAGATGCACAAAGAAAAGATGCAGAAGAGGCATGGGAAAAATTTATGTCAACTACTGAACCAGAAAAGCCTGAACCATCAGTAATGAATAGTCGTGCTGAACCATTAGTAAAGACTAGTTCTTCTGAAGTAGAACAGTTATCTTCTGATGATACTATTCTTGGTGGCAGCGGGGATGATATTCTGGATAAGAAAGTACAGCCAGTACAAGTAGAAATACCAGAAGTATTACCATCAGTACAACCTAAAACACCTACATCACAACAAGAATTGGCTGAACAACTTCGAGAAGGTTACAGACGAGAACATGAAAATTTAATTGCTACTGCAATTAAGGATATACAAAGTAAAAAATATACAGAAGGAAAACCATATAAAAGAAGAAATATAAGTGCTGCTATTGAAGCAGTATCAAAAGTATTAGGTGGGAGTCCTAAATATAAAGAAAGAACAGCAACATTTTTAACAGAAATTGCTAATGCAGAAAGTTCTTTTGGAGGTAATCCAAAGACGAATAAAAAAGAAAGTAATATATTAGGTCCGTGGCAGGTAGGAATGGGAGATAATCAAGCTTATACAGAAATTAAAAGAAGACTTGAAGTCTATGAAAAAGATCGTAAAAATAAGAAAACTAATCCTAGATTTTCTTCATTAAGAAAAAATTTAGATAGCTTTAAAGTAACATCTTGGGGAAAAAATATTAATTGGGAAAATCTTTCAAGAAAAGATATGATGAATCCTTTGGTAAATGCCACTATTGCTAGATTATACATATCTACAATAGATGAGAAAGATATTCCTGCTACTATAGAAGGCAGAGCAAAATTTTGGGCAGAAAAATATAATACTTTAGCAGACAAAAAAGGAACTGCTGCTTATTATTTAAGTAAAAATTAAAAGATTTCGTCTGGATACCCGATAGTCGGCCCCAGACATTAACACCAAATAGGGACACCCAAGTTTTCTTGGCCCCCATAGGAGGTAAAGACCATGACTGATATTAACACAGAAGAGGAAACACCAGAGCCTACCCCATACCAGAATGCCTACAGGAGAACACTAATGGATGATGATCCTACTCCTGAAACACCAGACCCTGAACTTCTTGACCTTTCAGATGGAAATACTCAAGAACTTGAAGGAATGATACAGGCACAGGACAGTAAGGAGCATGATTGGAAAAAGCGTTATAGTGATCTGAAGAGCTATCATGATCGTAAGAATAACGAATGGCTCCAACAACAGGAACTTACTCAGGCCAAACTAAAACTGGCTGAACAGCAAGCTTCCACTCCACGAAATCTTCCAAAGTCTACTGAAGAACTGGAAGAGTTCAAGACTGAATATCCTGATGTTTATGATGTTGTGGAAACCGTGTCCAGACTTGAAGCGGATGCTCGTATGAAAGAAGTGGAGGATCGAATTGAATCTCTACGGAAAGCAGAGCAGGAAGCACAGGTCAGAACAGCAGAGAAGGAACTACTTTCAGTACATCCAGATTTTCTAGAGATCAAGAGTGATTCTGAATTTCTCACATGGCTGGAAGAACAACCTTCAAGTATTGCTGATGGTATCTACAAGAACAGAACAGATTCTAAATGGGCTGCCAGAGTGATAGACCTCTATAAATCTGATAAAGATATTGGTCAAAAGAAAAGAGGAAGACCCAGAAAGACTGAAGCTGAAGCTGCAAAGGCTGTAACTAGAACAGAAAGAGCCTCTGCCACTTCCAGTGAAAGTGAAAAGAAAATCTGGACTTCCACTGAAATTGCCCGATTAAAGCCACATGAATTTGAGTCTCTTGAAAAGGAACTTGATAAGGCAAATCGGGAAGGAAGAATTATACCATAATAAACACAAGGAGACTTAATCATGGCTGAATTTAGTTTAGCTGCTGGTTATCAGAATTTACCTTCGGGTAATTGGGTACCGGCAATTTACAGTCAGAAAGTACTCAAATTCTTCCGGCGTTCTTCGGTTGCAGAAGCTGTAACCAATACCGACTATGCTGGAGAGATTGAGAACTTTGGTGATACTGTAAAGATTATTAAAGAGCCTTCAGTGACTGTGTCGTCCTACACTAGGGGTGCTGTTGTAAACACCCAGAATCTTGCGGACAATCAAATTACCTTGACGGTTGATCAGGGTAACTACTTTGCCTTCAAGGTTGATGATGTGGAAGAGCGACAGAGTCATGTAAACTGGGAAGCTCTTTCGACTTCTTCGGGTGCCTATAGCTTGAAGAAGGCGTATGATTATAACGTCCTGAAGGTGATTAGTGATAATGCCTCCACCGATACTACAAATCTCGGTGCGGCAGGTTCTGCTATTTCATGTAATACGGGTAATGAGTGTGCTAACTATCTTAGTACGTTCTCCCGTCTTCTGGACGAGGCTGATGTTCCTGAAGACAATCGTTGGATTGTGGCACCGCCACAGTTCTATGAAATTCTTCGGCAAGCTGATGCCAAGTTAATGGACTCAAGCGTAACTGGTGAAGATGCCTCCGCTCTCTTGAACGGTGCTGTTACCAGTCGTAAGGTTCATGGTTTTAGTTTGTATCAGACTAATGCGATTACTGTTGGTACGGCAGGTGTTGCTGCCAGTCATACTTTTGGACCCTCCACTACAAGTGGCGAGACGATTGTTCTTGGTGGTCATAAGAGTTCGACATGCACCGCTTCTGCCATTGCCAAGACTGAAGTTATTCGTGACCCCGACAGCTTTGCTGATATCGTTCGTGGTCTACACGTCTTTGGTCGCAAGGTAATTCGTGCATCTGGTACTGGATTTACGGGTGTCTATAAGGGCATCCCTGATCTGAATACTTAGAAGGAGGACTGACTTATGGCTACTCATGATAAAACGGGTAAAGGCGGTACGACAGGTCATCCTTCAACGGGTGGTCGTAGACCTTACCTAGTAGAAAATACTAGTGACGTTTCGGACTATGATCCTGCTGCTGGTGACATCATTCAGATGATTGATGTTCCTGCTGAAACGCTGGTTATGGCGGCAGGGCTTGAAGTTCTAACTGCAAGTTCCAATTCAGTGACCTTTGATCTTGGTATCACGGGTTCAACTGCTGGACATCATGATCCTGATGCTTTTGTGGATGCTTATGATGCCACAGGTACTGGACATGCTCCAATGGATGCCACTGATGCAGCCGCAATGCTCATCGTTAAGACGGCAGATACCATTGATGTTCTAACTGCTGGTGCTCAAGATACAGCCGGTAAGTTTAGAGTATGGGCTGTTCTCTGTGACATCTCAGGTGTTGACGAGACGGATCATAACTAAAAATGATTGTACTGGGGAGAGCCTTCGGGTTCTCCCCTTTACTACAGGAGGTATAGTATGGCAGTGGAAAAGTTAAATATTACTGATATTGATAAACATGATGGATATGCGTCTACCATCAAATCTGGAAATACAGTTTGGAATGCCAGAAGTACACAAAAAGTATACAGGGAAGAAGATAAAGTAGAGATATTGGAAAAAAAAGTTAATGCTATGCAGGATACTCTGGAGAAAATTTTAAAAATTGTAGGATGATATTATATATCTATTATACTTTCATGGAAAATTCAAAACTTATGGCATTTATAAAAAAATATTTCTCTAGACATTCAGTACTAATAGGAATACTTTTTGTATTTTTAATTATTTTTGGACATAGCGCATTGGTGAATGCACAACAGCCACAAATGAGAAGTGGTCCACCCATATATTGTGGCACGAAAAAGATCATACATTCAGGTATAAGAAAATTTGAAGAAACAGAACTTTCTGTCTTGACTAAATCAAATCCTTCAGGATTATATTTTATACTTTTCAGAAGTTTTAATACAGGTTCATGGACTATCGTAGCTTATAATGTTCCCAATCTTTCTCCTGAATATTCTTGTATAATGTTCAGTGGAAATTCTTCCTATATTCTTCCTGATATAAAAGAATTACAAAAATCTTTGGATAAACAAAAGGAAGGTCTGGCTGAACAGATAAATCCATTATTAGAAAGTGAATCATGAATGGCAGATTATCTAACATTATCGAATAGAGTTCTGGAATCTCTCAATGAAGTTACCTTTTCAACTTCTGATTCGGGAACTGAATTTGGTACATCCAGAGGTATTCAAACTGCCGTCAAGACTTTTGTAAATCAATCAATCAATGATATTTATAATTCAGAACTTCAATGGTCTTTCCTTCATTCGGATGGAACACAGGCAACTACAGCAGGTACTGCTGAATATTCTCTTCCTTCCGATTACAGGCATGTAGACTATGATACTTTCATTGTAACACCAACGCAACTTGTATCCACAAATACTTTTGCATCAGATGCAAACTGGACACATTCCAGTAGTGCCATCAGTGGTGGTTTTCTTGTTCTTGATCAGAATGATTCAGCACAACAAACCATCACCTCATTTGTGGATAATCGTCAGTACAAGGCTACTTTCCGAATTACAGGAAGTACAGTCACATTAAAAGTGGGAACAAGTTCTGGTGGAACACAAATCAAGAATGAAGACTTTACAATATCAAATACAGGGGAAGGGGAGGTACATACCACAACCTTTGGGGCAACTGCATCTACTCTTTATATAACTCTGGAAAATGGAACTAGCACACAGGCAAATGTAGATTTTATTAATATCACGGAAGATACAAGTCCTCAAAGACTCAAACATATTACATATGAAGAGTTTGCCAGAAACTACAGAGAGACAGATGCATCCATTGATTCCAGTAGCTATGATACTCCTGAATATGTTTATCCAACTCAGGATGGTAAGTTTGGTTTGCATCCAATACCTGACAGGGGTAACTATACTGTCCTGTTTGAATACTGGACCACTCACACTGAGCTTTCTGCCTATGATGATACTCCAACTCTGGCAACTAGATATCAAGATATAATTGTCAATAGAGCTAAATATTATGCCTATATGCTGAGAGGTGATATAGAGTTTGCATCAATGTGTCTGACTGAATATGCAAAGGGTATTGAAAGAATGAGAATTGAACTTATCAACAGAGATGAAATAATGAGGTCTGTCTAATGTATGTAAATCCACAAGATGATAAAGTAAAGCAACTGCATCCTGATATTGGCAGGAATATTCCACAGGAAAAACTGAAACTCGGCACGAAGATGAAGTCTGGTGGTAAGGCCAAGAAGTATAACTACCGTAGAGGTGGCCTGACAACTTTAAGAAAACCTAAAAGGGGAAAGTAATATGGCAGATAAAGAAGAAAGAAAAGCAGCAGCCCGTGAAGCTAAGAGAAAAATGCGTGATGTTAAAAGAGCCATGACATCAGAAAAACGCAAAGCTTTCAGAGCTAAAGAAAAAGAAATGAGAGAATATCAGATGTCTCGTCTTGACAGGCCGAATATTAAAGTAATTTCACCAGAAAGACGGGCTGAAAGACGGAAAGAGGCTCAAGAAAAAAGAGAGGAGAGGAACTTAGCAAAACACTTTGAGGCTCCTTCTGCAAGAGATTTAGAAAGTGGTGAAAGAAAAACTGCTAGGCTTGTAGAGAAGAGAAGGAGAGAGAGGGCTGCTGCTCTTATAGCTGAACTTAAAAAAATTGCTGATCTTCCACAACGAGAATCTGGTTCTTTAGAAAAATTTGATCGTCCAAATCTAGTTGCTAGAGAACACATAACAGCGGATCGTCCATCAGGTATATCTACACCATTCCAAGGAGTAGAAATAGCTAAAGGTGGTCAGGTCAAGAAGTATGGCTACATGGGCGGTGGTAAAGTCTATGCTCAACCCAGAAAAGCTAATTATAAGGCAGGATAAGATAATGACAAAAAAGAACAAGTCAATAATACAAAAATCTATTGATAGTTTTGAAAAAGCTCGACTAAAAAAGAAAAAAGAAGAAGAAGAAAAACAAGAAACACCAGTAAGAAAATGGGGAAAAAAGTATCAAAAATCTATGAAAGAAGAAAATTTATCTAAAAAAGAAACTCCTCTTGAATATAAACTGAGAAATGTACCTGATTATATTTATGAATCTATAGACGAATTAAAAGAAAAACCTGCTAAACGTGATCCTAGACGTGATCCTTTTAGGGGTAAATATAGTAATCTTGTTAGAAAACCTAAGAGACTAAAAGCTTAATGGCAACCAGAATTATCAATGCTGCTGTTGCTCTGTCAGATACAAACTTAACAACTGTATATACCTGTCCTTCCAGTCACAGGGCCATAGTGAAAGAACTTTGGCTGACAAATGTGGATGGTACAAATGCAGTTGATGTCACAGTTAAGTGGACAGATACTTCTGCCAGTGCAACATTTGCCATCATAAGCACCAAGTCTGTGGCAGCAGATAGTTACCTTCGAATAGAAGGTGCAAATATAGTTCTGGAAGCAACAGATATTCTTAAAGCACAGGCAGGAGCAGCCGATGATCTTACCGTGTCAGCTTTCATAGAGGAAATTTATACACCCTGATGGCAAGTAACGTACAAGCATCTGCAATATCAACAGACGGAGGTCTGGTTCTGGATCGTGATCCTTTCTCTATACCTCCGGGTGCTGCTGTTATTCTGGAGAACTATGAACCGGATGCCGATGGTGGATACAGTCGTATCAAAGGTACATTAAAGTATGACAGTAACGAGTTGAGTAATGCCACTATCTCCGGTGCTGGATCAGGGGCCATGTTAATGACGGCCCTCTTCAGTACTACCGGTGGTACAAATATGGTTCTGGCAGGAAGAGGTACTATCATAGCCAAGAGTACCGGCAGTGGATGGACTTCGGTACAGACAGGCAGAACAAGTGCAGAGAAGTATACATTTGCCAAATATAACTTCAACGGTACAAATAAGATTATCGTGGCAGATGGAGCCAATGCTGCAATGTCATATGATGGTTCCACTGCCACAGCCATTACAGCAACAGGAGCACCCTCCGATCCAGAAAGCGTGGAAGTATTCAGAAACCATATTTTCTTTGCTGGCATGGGCAGTAATAAACAGGAAGTAGTATTTGCCGCACCCTTTGCTGAGAATGACTTCACGGCTGCAAATGCAGCAGGGTCTATCAAGGTGGATAGTCCGATAGTAGGTCTTAAAACATTTCGTGATAAGCTGATTGTATTTTCCACAGATGAAATTTATCAGATTACAGGAACGGGCATTGCAGACTTTCAGATGAAACCCATCACGAGAAAACTGGGTTGTCTGGACAGAGGATCAATACAGGAAGTGGGTGGTGATATTATCTTTCTGGCACCGGATGGACTAAGAACAGTTGCCGGTACGGAAAAGATTGATGATATTGAACTGGGCACAGTTTCCAAAGCTATTCAGAAAAGAATTAACGAGATTAATTTTGAAAATATTTCATCTCTGGTCATAAGAGAAAAGAGTCAATATCGTTTATTTTATCCTGAAGACGATCAGGTAGAGACAAGTGCAGAGGGAATTATTGGTACTCTCAAGAGAAATCTGGAAGGTAACGTGGGATTTCAATGGGCAGATATCAAAGGTGTAAAACCTGCCTGTACAGATTCAATGTACTTTGGAACAACGGAATATATAATTCATGGCGATTATGATGGATATGTCTATCGTCAAGAACAAACAAATAGATTTAACGGAGATGCCAGTGATAGTACATCAGGTACTGCAATAGAAGCGGCATATAAAAGCCCAGATATTACTTTTGGTGATGCAGGTGTCAGAAAAAGTATGCAAAGAATACTTCTCAATGTAGAATCGGAAGGTGATCTGGATTTCAGTCTCTATATGAGATACAACTATAATAACTCTGATACGCCACAACCTTCTGCAATTTCTATATCTGAAACATCAGGTGTTGCTGTTTTTGGTAATTCCCTGTCAACTTTTGCCACAGCAGTATTTGGTTCTTTCGGGTCTCCCCTGATTAGAAAATCAATTGAAGGATCAGGCTTTTCATCAGCAGTACATATTATAGATACAGCAAGTACAACTCCCTATTCACTTAGAGGATTTCAATTAGAATATACCCCCGGAGGTAGATATTAATGGCTATTCAAGGTTACGATAAAACTGCAACATACAGTAGTATAGCTACTGGAAATGTAATTGAAGCTGCATACTTCACAAATGAATTTGCAGAAATCTTTACTGCATTTGCAAAAACAAGCAGTACAAGCTCCAGTGGTCACAGACATGATGGCGGTGATGCAATGGGCGGATATAATGCATTGCTATCAGATAGTGATAATGATACTAAAATCTCTGTGGAAACGATTAGTATTTCTGGTGGAGCACCCAGTTATACGGATAGTGATACGATCACTATCGTTGCGGGAAGTGCCACGATTGCAACTATTGATTCAGGAGATATCAACGTAGCTGCAAATAAAGGGATAACCTTTGGCGATGACGGGGAAAAGATTGAAGGGGACGGCACTGATCTTACTATTACAGGTAATAATATCAACCTTACTGCCACCGCTGATGTTAATATTCCTAGTGGGGTGGGTGTCACATTTGCAACGGCAGAAAAGATTGAGTCAGACGGTACAGACCTTTCAATTACAGTCGGTAGTGGAGGAGACATCAATATTCCAGCGGATATCGGTCTTACTTTCGGAGATGACGGGGAAAAGATTGAAGGTGATGGCACTGATCTTACAATTAGTGGTAATAACATTAATCTTACTGCTACTGCTGACGTTAATATTCCTAGCGGAGTAGGAATTACCTTTGCTACGGCTGAGAAAATTGAATCTGATGGTACGGACCTTAGTATAACTGTAGGTTCAGGTGGTGATATCAATGTACCTGCAAGCATTGGTATTACATTTGGTGATGATGGTGAGAAAATTGAGGGTGATGGTACAGATTTGACAATCAGTGCAAGTGCTGATCTAAACCTTACTGCTACTACAGATATTAATATTCCAGCTAACGTAGGTCTTACGTTTGGTGATGATGCAGAAAAAATTGAAGGTGATGGAACAGACCTTACTATTTCAGGTAATAACATTAACCTTACTGCAACGTCTGATGTAAATATTCCAAGTGGTGTGGGCCTTACGTTTGCTACTGCTGAAAAGATTGAATCTGATGGTACTGATCTTACAATTACTGTAGGCTCTAGCGGTGATATTAATATTCCTGCAAACATTGGTGTTACGTTTGGAGATGATGGCGAAAAGATTGAAGGTGATGGAACAGACCTTACAATTAGTGGTAACAATATTAACCTCACAGCTACTGCCGATGTTAATATTCCTAGTGGAGTTGGCATTACTTTCGCTACAGCAGAAAAGATTGAATCTGATGGTACAGATTTAAGCATAACTGTTGGCTCTGGTGGTGACATTAACATACCAACAGATATTGGTCTTACGTTTGGTGATGATGGTGAAAAAATAGAAGGCGATGGGACAGACCTTACGATATCCTCTTCTGCTTTAGCTACCATTGATGCCGGTACTGATATTACTCTTGATGCAGGTGGTGGAGATATTTTCTTTAAAGATGATGGTACGACATTTGGTAGTGCTACTAATTCAAGTGGTAATTTAATTATTAAATCTGGTACTACTACTGCCCTTACTTTCAGTGGTGCCAATGTTACTGGTTCTGGAACTCTTGAAGCTACCACTATTACTGCCAGTACTGCTTTTGTACCTGATGCATCAGGTGGAGCAGATTTAGGTTCAACCAGTCTGGAATTTGGTGATTTATATATTGCAGATGATAAGAAAATTTATTTAGGAAGTGATCAAGATTTCTCTATTGAATATGATGAAGATGGAAATGATACTACGGCAATTGTAGCTTCAACAGGTGTTTCATTGGCACCTCATGGAACAAGTTCCGGTAATACTACTCCTTTACAGTTTCAGGAACTGGCTGCAAATGGAGCACATTATATTGGATTTAAAGCTCCAGATAGTATTTCTGCCAATGTTACATGGACATTACCTAATGCTGATGGTTCAGCAAATCAAGTTATAAAAACTGATGGTAGTGGTACATTGAGTTGGTCAACGGCTTCTTCTGGTGCTGTCACAGCAATTAATAATGCTACAGCAAATGAACTTGTAACTATAGGTTCTACAACTACAGAATTGGATGCAGAAGGTAATTTAACCTTTGATGGTTCTACATTGGCTGTTACTGGTGATGCAACTATCAGTGATGATTTAGGTTTAATATCAGATGCTGCTGTATTAACATTTGGTGCTAACTCTGAAATTACTCTAACTCATGTACATGATACAGGATTAAATCTTAAACATACTGCTACTGCTGATGATAAACCTATAGTTCTCACTTTACAAACTGGTGAAACAGATATGGCTGCTGATGATGTAATGGGTAAAATTGCATTTCAAGCACCCGATGAAGGCACAGGTACAGATGCTGTTCTAGTTGCTGCTGCAATTCAAGCAAGATCAGAAGGAGATTTCAGTTCTAGTTCCAACGCAACTTCATTAGATTTTATGACAGGTTCTTCTGAAGCAGCCGCTACAAAATGGTCAATTACATCTACTGGATCATTTTTGAATGCTGGAACTAACACAATAGACATGAATGCTGGTGAACTTATTCTTGATGCTGATCAAGATACAAGCATTACAGCAGATACAGATGATCAAATAGACATTCGTATTGCTGGTGCTGATGACTTTCAGTTTACTGCAAATACTTTCACTGCACAGTCTGGCAGTACAATTGCTGCACAAGCACTGACTGCTACCACTATTGGGACAGGAGACGGTAGTGCAGGGTCACCATCATATACATTCACATCTGATACTGATACG